TCTATCAGAGTCTTCCCAGTCACCAGAGACCTTCTTTCCTGTTAGAGATGTGTATGGTTTGTAACCTTTACCACCTAGTCTTTCATCAAGTTCTGTTTCTTCCTTCTTAACACCACGACGTGCTTCGTGCTCTGCAGTACGTGCTTTCATTGCATTTAAACCAGGAGCACCCTTCTGCCCCTTACCTTTCATCCACTTTTGAGTTCTTGCGACAACCTTTTCACCTGTTCCTTTGTGGTAATCAGGCTTACCTAAACCTTTACCATCTCCTCTCCAGATTCCGTATGCCGTCCCCTCATCAGTAGCGACGACATCAGAAGACTTTTTTACAGAAGATACCTCCTCAGTCTTAACATTAGGATTGACTTCAATCTTATTCTTTACGTTAGTTTTTATATCAAGCTTTGGTCTTTTTACTGCTTCAGAAACAAAACCTATTTCATCTCTCCAAGATGAGTACTCATCAGTAAGAGCTTTCTTTGCTTTCTTAGCAAACTTAACAGTGCCTGATACCCCAGATGCAAATCCCTTAGCAAAATCCTTTACACGCTTTTCAGGGACTTTACCAGCAGCTCTCGCTTTGTTGTGAGCAGCTACACCCTTCTTAACATAACCCTTGACCTTACCAAGAAGACCTTGCTTAGTTGCCTTCTTAGCGGGTTGCTTTGCCTTTGCCTTCTTGGTTGCTACTGCAACCTTTTTCTTAGCAACTGCTTTCTTCTTACCAGCCTTTACAGCAGTAACATATGAAGGAGCACCTAACTTTGGCTTTTTCTTAGAAGACTTATACTCACCAGTTCCTGATGATTGTCTCTTTGCTTCCTTTGCCTTAGCAGCAGGGATTGTCTTAGTCTTTAAGTTTTCAAGATTTCTCTTAGTTGCACGTCTTGCTTTTCTTTCTTCATCTAACTGTTCAGGGAAATCAAGAACGAAATCTGTGAATGTATCAATACCAATATCTTCAATGATTAGATCAATACCTTCTTCATTTATTCCTTCTGATATAAAATAATCAACAGCAGTCTCTATAAGAGTATCTTCCTTTGTCAATCCAGCACCAGCTTTATACAAAGGTTTTCCATCAACCTTACTCTTCTGACCTGACTGATAACCTTGCCACGCTTTAGTGTTACCTTTCCTGTCAGCATTATTTACTTCGTATGCTTCCTTTACTTTTTTCTTCTTATCTGCATGATACTTACGCATTGAAGGTAGTGGTGAATCCTTTGCATCTCCACCTTTACTAATTCTTTTCTTCTCTAGACGAGCAATGATATCAGCAATACCTTCTTCATTTTGAAGATTTGCATGAGTTTTCTGTGGTTTCCTCTTCTCACCTTTACTTGATCCATATCTATCTTCATGATCCTGATCTCTTGGAATCCAATTAGGACGCTCATAAGATCCAGACCTCTTCATCCTTCTCTGACGACCTGCTTCCCAACGAGCAACTTGTGCTGACAAACTATCCGCTTCCTTAACTTCTTTCTTTTCTCTCTTACTAATCTTACCGTCTACATCACTCTTTTCGTACCACTTACCATCAGCATCATCATCTTGCCAACGCTTCTGACGTTTAGCAGCTTTCTTTTTTGATTCATCAATTATAGATTGACGAAGACTCTCGTAAGGAGACTCAAAAGGATTACCCATCTTACAAACACTAATTAGCCGTAAACTTATTTATCAAAAATCCAATGCTAGAAAGAACTTATCAACTTCTTTTGCCTGAGATACCCATGCTCTAAATATATCCTTATTTTCATCCATACAAATTAAATGGTTAGCACCTCGTCTGAATACTTGACCTGTCCTATTATTAGATTCAATAACAGAACCTACTTTAAATATATCACCTGCCAAATACTGCTCTCTTATACTTCTCTCATCAACAGGTATTACATTCATCATCACGTAAGTATATAATGTACCGTTCTGTTGTAATGCTAACTCTGAGATTTCTTTTGCCCTTGATGATCTAACGACGATATTAATTGCATCAAACCCGTTCTCATTAAGTGATTGGAGGACATCGAAAATGGTTTCTGCATTTTTATCGTCGATGATTGACTCGCTAATCTCAGGATATGCATTTTTCAATTCCTCAATGTTACTATCCCTACTGGGGAATATGTAATAAAATTCACCACCTGATACTTCTTCTACTGTAGCAAGAATATTATCAGAGGTTTCTGGACTATCAAATTTATCAAACGCAATAGTAAGAGGAGTATCTCTACTCATTTGATCCAAAGCAGCTTTGGTATCACCATTACTTGCTTGGGTTTCTTTAGCATCTGGAAGAGTAGGTTCTATTGCCCTAGCCTTAGAAGCAAGTGAAGGACCAGCGTTCTTACCTGCAGATGTTACTGCTGATGTACTGCGATCAGAATCATGCTTTTCATCTTCTTCACCCCCACGGGCACCAAACATCTTTAGTTCACCCTTAACAGTCTTAGCTTTCAGACTGCCTTGGCGATCATACCAATCTCCGTGACCGTCTCCGACTAACCCTAGACGCTTCGCTTGAGAAGATGCCTTGGTTACCCTTGCTTCTGTTATAAATGTTCGGAACTGCTTCACGTATCTTTTTAAAGATTTGATGTTTATTTTTCTCGATGAAAGCTAATCCAATAACTCTCATGTGTTTATATTTATCATCCTCAGTGATAGCATAGAAAAAGCACATAAAATCTTCAATCTCTTTCTTCATGATCTGTCTTCTTTTTGGTCTATCTTTATAGACTGTAATTAATTCATCAATAAAATCGTTCATGTTACTGGTTCTATTCTAAGGACAGCTTCATTGATTGGTTGATTTTTTGTATCTGGATCAAGGTAACCCCTGTTCTTCAAACGAATGTCAACGAAAACTCTATCCATCATACCATTAATCATAGCATCAGTGATAGGTGATACTTGTGGTGTACTATCTAGAATATGAGTTGCACACCTATCATTACTAACACCAAATACATTTCCACCAGTCAAAGACTCACGTATAAACTCCCTTTTGAAAGCAATGTATAATCTATCTGGTTGTGGTTGTTGTCTTGAACCTAGTATACGTTGTAGATCTTGAAACTCACCCTGCTGTTTTCCTCTTTCTACTAAAGGTCTTATCTGTGTCTGTGGTAGTTTTCCCAAATCCATAGTATCTCCCATCCAATCTAATATCTCAGCAACCCTCATAACTTCTCCACCACCCATACCACCAGCAATAGCAATCTTTTGTAATACCATATTCATAACAGACACACTACCCTGAATACCAGCACTACCTAACTGCCAAGCATCATCCCATTTCATAGAACATCTATACCTAGTTCCATTCTTCACAAATAAAACATCAGTCTTTGGTTCTGGATTTCTACCACCAAGTTGTTTGAATGACTTATAAAACTGTTGGCTAGTTGGATTAGTTCGTTCAACATTCCATATATTATTCATAAATCTTTGAGCAGTATCAAAGACTTGCTGATCTGAAATTTTACTTCTATGTAATAATAACCTACTTTCTTCATCTAATGTAGGATCTTCAATCTTACTCAAAGCCTGTGCCATTACAGCATGTTCATATTGATTACCCCTAGAAATTGCCATAAAAACCTCCGCTTCAGATATTTATTTTTATGCCATACCCTTCAATATATCACCAGTTTCTTTAGCTTCTTTAGAATCCTTGTTAAGATAAGTATTACCATGTTCCTTTGGATCTGGTAAAGGTGTTGAATAAATCTCACCTTGAAGCTCTTTACCTACACCAAAGGTTTTCTTGATAACCATCTGCCAATCATAAGTATCATCAAACCCATCACAGTTAGATTCAAAATTTATACCTGGTTTTGTTCTCCTTCTATTTGATGAAGGGGTTTTCAATTTATAATCACGATAATGAGCATCACCATTCTGTTCATATATCCATTGTTTAGCCGCCCATTTATATTCTCTTAGTTTATTCCAACTACTATTCTCATCTTGATTAGTTATAGACCAACGATTGAAATTAGGTGTATCATAAAAATGGAAAGCATTATTATGGGGTGGTAGTGGAAAGATATAACCATACATCTTCTTACAACGAACAAGTATCTGCTGGTACTTGAACATAAAACTACATGCCCAATGCCATTGTTTTAAATTAACATCATCTTTATTCAAAACAAAATGAGTACTTTCATGAGTTGCAGCCTGTACCCATTCAGGAATAGTTTCTCTATAACTCTTATTTCTTGTCTCCTCATCAAATAAAAATACTCTACCAGTTCCAAATATCTGATCTCCACACTCACCTGTAGCAAAAATGTTATGAGAATCTTTAGCAAAAGGTTCTAAACCTTTCCTCAACGTAACACCTGCTTCATGTTCTGACTCTTCATTTAGATTATGATCCTCATGAAGCTTCAAGGTAACATTAGGATATTCACCTTTTAGTATATCATCATAGATCTTTGGTGCCTCAGTATATACTTGTGGATCACAATGAAGTGTCAAAGGTACTCCAGTTCTTTGTAAAGCAAAAAATACTACTGTACTATCAATTCCACCTGACCACATTATATGAATATTTCTATCACCAGCTTGATCTAAACAGAGTTGTGCAGAATCAGCACACACCTCATCGAAATTCATATTAGTATATGTGTCCTCAGGTACTGGAGATATAATTTCGTAATTTCTTTTGGTTGGTAACAAACCAGCACGACATACACATCTGGTATTGAAATACCTATTCAATAAATTTTCTTCTGGCAAAAAATAAAAGTTTGCCTTTGGTCCCATAATGTACTTAGGACTAGACAAATATCTATTGGGCCATTCATATAAACTGTCGTTTCTGATCACCATGATGAGATCATAATAAGTTTGATGTTCCGTATATTATATATCCAATAAAAAAAGACGGGGTTTCCCCCGTCTTCTTTTCCACATTCGACCCTTATGGCATCCATAAAGGGTGCACACCGAATCTTTATTTACTAATATGACTAGGCATTTTTGATGCTGTCAACAAGTCCTTCAGAGAACTCATCAGCAAACTTATCATAAATGTATGCTGTCTTCTCTTGGAATCGAGATCTTTCTGCCTCGGACATAATGTTAACTTCGATACCTTCATCCGCACATTGTGATTGTACTAGGTCGATATCTTCAACAGACCATACTCTTTCTGCCTTGGCAGCATCGAATGATGCAGCTTGAACTTTCTTTTGAAGCTCAGGATCAAGGTTGTTCCAGAAAGAATTAGATGTGAGAATGGTTGTTAAGAACAGACTGTGTTGAGTATCGTTGATTTGGTTCATAACCTCATTTTGCTTCAGTCCATAGAAGCGAGGATATGTGGACTCACCACCAACAATTTCTCCACTCTGTACACCTTCGTTGATTTGCTCTAGTTCGATAGGAACAGATACACCACCTACTGCTTCAATTGTTTCTTGAGCAATTGGTGACTTGTTACAACGTAGTTTAACACCAGCAAAGTCTTCAATCTTTTCTATCTTTACATTAGCAGGGATGTTTCTAAAACCACCTGAGTATGTAAATGCAAGACCTTTGACTCCACCTTTTTCTCCAAGTCTAGAATCTCCGAGTCCATCAAGAAGTTGTTCTCCTATAGGACCTTCAAAAACCCGTGTAGCATGATCGTGATCTTTAAAGAGGAATGGAAGATCTAAAGCCCACATATCTCTATTATGCTTACGTCCTAGTGTAGACGTATACATTTGTGAAACTTCGATTTTACCTTCACTCATAAGTCTAAGCAAATCGTGCTTAGTTACTGGCTCGCCACTGTTATACTTATCTGAATATTCTGAGAGTGTAAGAATTTCAAGATTAAGTTCACCAGGAGCAGTTTGCTCAATGGTTTCCTTGAAACGGGTTGCAGCTCTTAGAAACAGTTCAATAGGCTCGTGTGCCAAAACCCAACGTACTGTTTTCATATTCGGTTCCTCCTTAATTTAATTTGATCAATACTATATACGGTATTATTTATAGAACTACGAAATCCTTATCAGTAGTAGTTCTCCTATTCCAATCATTCCTGTTCCACAATCTTTCGTGGAGAATGTATAGAGTGGAGTTAATGACGAGAGCCATAAGTCCAATTGTAAGACCCTTCATAGGGTTTCCTGAAACGATCCAACCAATGAAAGAATTGGTTACCATCATCCAGCTACGCCAAGTAACTGCTTTAGTGATTGTACGAGGAAAACGCTCGAACCACTTAGGATTTGAAAAAGACATTTTGTTTTAGTAAAGAACAGAACCAACGTCCATTGTTATAAAATTCAAGGTGTTGGAAATTGATAAAGTACCCACAATGTGCGGAATACTGACATATTTATCAAGACAATCTTTTGAGTTAGGCGGTGTCATTCCCATTCCAATACTTTAGTATTGGATGATCATAGATATTCAACTCATGATTCTTTGGTTTCTGATGTAGTAAAGCAATTGATTTATGTTTTCTCAATACAAAACTATTGTACTGATTAGGTTTCTCACCATCACGATAAGAATATATGCAGTGTGGTAATTGAGTTCTCTTTATTTTTTCGTTATGATAGAAGTCATCTGTACCTGCATATTTACTTACAAAATCTTTAGGTGATTTCATGAAATGCTCATATACATGAGATGCATCCTTCCATACTATCACACTGGAATTAAATAACGATTTTTTAGGATACTTGATTTTGAATGGAACACCTTTCCATGTCGAATAAACGAGTGCAAAGTCTGCATCATGATTTAGTATATCAGAAATATCTCCATGTATTATAACATCGAGATCGAAAAAAATCTTCCTTGTATATTTTCTTAGCTCAGGATTGACAAACATCTCAATCTTATACCATGCTGGCCACCAGTTATACCATAACTCATATTCACTGACATCAATGTTAACTATGTTAACTCCCTGTTTAACTCCAGTTGGGTCGTCAGTAAAGCAATAGAATGGTGCGTCTGATTGTAAACGAACCATATCGTAAAGTTTATTGACATACTGTGAGTCGAATTTATCTCCTATCTTAATACAAGATATACTATAAGTCACCAGACTTTCTATTTTCAGAATAAAATTCAGAGAAGTGTCCTTCTGGATACCTCTTCTCAAGTTTAGTTATATTCATATCACATAGATCGTCAAGACTTATATCAAGTGCTATACATGCCTGAGCAACATACCATAATACATCTCCAAGTTCAATCTTTAGATGATGAATATTCTCCTCATTATATGGCTTACCTTGGAAGATCACCTTCTTTACTATCTCCATAAACTCACCACCTTCAGCACTAATACCAACAGCAGCAGTAAGAAGACGATGAATATCAGACTCTTCTTCCAAATCTCTAAGACGATTTAGAAACGCTACACCATCCTTAGACTCTTCGCTTGTTACTTTATTAACAAAGCGAACATATTTACTATCAAAATTTGAAGTCATTAAACTTAGCTTTCTTTTCTTCTTTTTGATTATACTCTACTAAGGTACTCTCGTCAACTATATCTTCCTGTGCTGATTGTTCTACATCATATAATCTCATCTTAGCACGATCAATACCAACAACAAATCTCTTATTCATAGTAGGATCATTGTACCTATTCTTCAATTGCTTGACCATTATTTGATTAAGGTTCTCCATATCCTCCGTGCTAACAAGGGCAAACATAAGATCAGCAGTAGCTGGAAGACCAAAAGATTCACTTGTGTCAGTAAGATTAGGGTCTGAACTAGCAAAACCAGACCTAGTAGTCTGCGTTGCCGAAAATAATGGGACAGAAGCTTCGACTGCCAATCCTCGTAACTCTTCTGCGATTGCTTTGACGTAGGAGTAGGAGTTGACGTTGACTGCTCCACGGTATCTTGATGAGGCACAGATGTTCAAATAATCTATGAATATTATATCAGGTTTGAATGATTTCTTCAACTTCAATTCCTGTAGCAATGCTTTGAAATGTCCAGCATGTGCAGATGCAGTAGGATATTCTTTAACTATAAGTTTACCTTTAGTTTTAGATCCTATCTTATTGATCTTCTTATCAAAGACTTGTTTAGGTAATTCCTGTATGTCCCTGATGTTAACATCGAGAAGGTTAGCGTCAATTCTTTCTGCAATCTTCTCTTCTGCCATCTCAAGTGTGATGTATAAAACATTCTTACCTTGGGTGAGAACACTGGCAGCGACATGACACATGAACAAACTCTTACCGACACCAGTGCCAGCCAAAGCGATGTTGAGCGTTTTATCACTGAGTCCACCCGAAGTAATCTTATTGAAGTAGTCAAGATCAAAGGGGATCTTACGTTCGACTTTGTGATAATATGCATAGCGATCCTCGGAATCAGCGAGGTAGTCGTGTCCCACATGTTGATCAAAGCCGACTGCAAGGGCTTCTGATAAGATACTGGGGATAGCATCAGGTTGGCGTTTGTCATCTTGACCATCAGCAATTTGAATACTTTTCATCAATGCCAAATATATGGCACGTTCTTTACACCAAGACTCTGTAGTATCAAGCACCCACTGTGAATCAGATCCTGACTCACTGAGTGATGATACTAACTGCTCAATCTTAGAGAACTCATCCTCTGTGATATCAACTCTCTTCTGTACTTCAATATGAAGTGCTTCCTTTGTAGGAAGCTTATCATACTTATCCAGAAAATTTGATACCTCTTCAAATACAACCTTATCAGATCTATCTTCAAAATAGTCAGATTGTATAAAAGGAATTACTTGACGGGTATACTTTTCATCATGTATAAGGTTCTGTAGAATTGTCAATGCAACCCGTTCAGTCATTAGGTACCCCCGTAACTAAACTCACTTTTAGCTGCTTGCTCAAGTTGTTCCATGATTTCTTCAGTGAAATACTTTTCAGGATTGGTATACACTTCCTTAGCATACACCTTCTTACCATCAATTTCATATCTATTTCCAACTTTCTTCACAATCTCATACTTCTCTGCTAAATCTAGCAGTCCATAGTACTTGTCTAGACCACGTTCATCATAAAATAAACGTATCTCTACTTGCTTATTCTCTTTACTTAGACGAGACTTGACAGTCTTCGCTTTGATAATATTTCCGACGACTTCCGTGCCAACCTTTTCTTTGCTCTTGCTGAGATATATGATTGTGCTAGCTGCATACTTGAGTCCCGAACCTCCTCCCATCTCTTTAGTTGGAACATAAGCTCCGATGACATCATACGTATGGTTTGTGACAATGAGTGGGACATTCGCTTGGCCAAGTTTGAGAGTAAGCATTCTGAACGCACCCTTGACCAACTGAGATTTAGTCATGTCACGGACTTGCTTATCGTCCAATGCATCCCTGATCTCTTTCTCGGTAGATAACATTCCCAAGGAGTCTAACACGAATAGACAGGGAGTGCGTTCCTCTATGGGCTTATTTAGATATATGTCTATTGCTTTGAGTGCCTTCGATCTAAACTCTTCAATAGTAACAACCTCAATATGAGCTACTCTCTTAGTATCAATCTTACGATCCTCAAGCATATCTTTATTGACTGCTGACTCTGTATCAAAATATAAAACATAACCCTTAGGATTATTATCTAAGAAATTCTTCACTACTGCTAAAGAGAAAAATGTTTTACCAGTTGAAGTCTCACCAGCAATTGCTGTAATACGATTGTTAGATACACCACCATCAGATAAAGATCCTGATACTAATCCATTGAATACATAAGATCCAGTATCAATATAGGTTTCGGTATCGGTTTCCTCTGATGCAATCTTTGCATAATCAGATCCAATCTCCTTTACAATCTCATTCAATAAGTCCATTACTAATCCTCATGTTTGTGTTTTGGATAATCTTTCTTTGCCTCAGTAACATAGGCTCTCTTGCCTTCATGTCCATGAGCAATTCCTAGTTCATGCATTTTAGCATGTTCGTCAATCTCATCTCTGAGTCCTTCCTTACCTGCACCAAAGGTCATGTATATACCATAACCCATTAATGCAATGACAACAACTGCAATAAGAATTGGTATAGCAAGACCTGCTTCAATCAATGGTTGCTTCTCCCATGTATTCGGTAATGTATACACAGATGGGTTTGATAAAAAAATCATATTCCTAATAGTTTACGTTGGCGGTTGAAATAGTTATGTAAAATCCAAGAACTA